AGGTTGATACCTGTGTATGAGGTTCCACCAGGAAGCTTCTCAAGAACGAAGATACGCTCACCAACATCAAATGCAGCTTTAGTACCTGTACCAATAGCTCCAATTGGGTTGATAACAATAACTGAAGGGTTAGCGTTAGAAGCGGTTGTTGTAATAACACCGTATGCTCCACTATCCTCTCCATACATCACTTCACCAGCAGCAAACTTGGCTTGTGAGCCAGAAGTCATTTGAGCTGACATTGTGATGTTGTTACCAGAGATGCTGGCTATAGTTGCATCACCACCAGAGTGGACTGCGAAAGTCTTGTTATCCCAGTCATCAACACGACCATCAGACTCAGAAGCTGTTAGCAGTGTACGTACTAAACGCTGGTCATAGGATCTTGATAAAGCCCTTCCTAATTCACGACTATAGATGCTCCTAACGTCCCAATGGAGTTTGGCTTCATCTAAATCATAAATTGAGGCATCAGCGATAAGTAGATCATCAATAGTGATAATCTTCTCACCAGTCATCCCCTTGTTACCTTGGCCGGTAATCCAATCACCAGGACGGTGGTAGCGACTCGAAAAACGCCCCGTTATTGGGAAGCTTGCGCTCTTGCCTGAGGAGATGGTTCTCTTTTGAGTTAAGTCTTTGAAAATTGTTTCTCT